CGCCTTGAATCGCAGGAAAAACAAACACAGGCTCGAATAAACGCAGGGCGTGAAAGAGAATTGTTGAAACTTCAAAATCAAAGGAGACAGTAATGTCAAAAGTTAAGATTGTAACAAACACGCCCGGCCCTGCGCCAAAGGCTAATGAGTACGCTGATATTCAGGGGCATGGTCGCATACCTTACGGTAAGACCGCGCCTGCACCAATAGGCAATGATGAAAAAACGCAACAGCTTCGTGGTATGGGAAAAGCAAGAACATCCAAGAAATAAATTATAACCTACGGAGAAAAAAATGGTTGTCGCTGAAGTCCTCACGGGGCTTGCCTTACTTAATAAAAGTGTCGATTTCATAAAGACAAATTTGAACACAGCCAAGGATATAAGTTCCTTTGCTGAATCCATTGGTGATATTCTGGATGCTGAAGATCAAATACAAAAAGGTCGTTCTAAAAAAGCCAAGATGGGTATTGCCGATCAATTTGGTTTAAAAACAGTAGCTTCAGAAGTTATTGATGCTAAGATTGCTGCGGAAAAAAGGTACGAAATAAGTGTTGCGGTTGACATGAGATTTGGTAATGGTACATGGAAATCAATTGTTGATGAACGGGCAAAACGCATTCAAGAAGCAAAAGAACAGGCAAAAGAACAGGCAAAGAAAGCAAAACAAAAACAGGAAGAGATTATGGAAGTTGTTGGTATAGTTTTGGTTATACTTGCTGTTTGCGGGCTTGGTATGCTCCTTCTTTATATCTTATCAAGAACGTGGTGATATGTTGGACGATCCGAAATTTATTGTATTACTAACAATAATATGTTTTATTTATGCATACTTTTCCTCGTTGTATCGGACACAGCCGATGTGGTTACTTGTTAAATAGGAGGTAATATGGCTCAAAAGAAACTTCAGAAAGGTAGTGCATGGGAACAAGCTGATCTGGATGGTGATGGGACCATAACAGATGGTGAGCTTGCTATGGCTTCGAAAATGGAGCAACTGCAACATCAAAGAGAAATGAATGAAAATTTAGACCGCATGATGGACCAACAACGTATGATGGCATGGGTTGCCATGGGCTCCATGGTTTTGTTTACAGCAGCCATGTTTTTACCGTTTGTATCAGAAACAAAAATAACAACCTTTTCGGGTATTTTAAATACCTTCTATGTTAGTCAAGCTGCTGTTGTGAGTGTCTTTATGGGTGCAACTGCATACAGTAAAGGCAAGAACGGTAATGGAAAAGGAGAAACAAAGTGAGTGGTTTTAATCCGCTTACAGGACGATTTGAAGGGAGGTTTATGCAAGAAGCTCCCATGCAAGAAGCTCCCATGCAAGAAGCTCCCCCGCCAATGATGGCGCCCGTTACTCCTCAAGAACCCGTAGCTCAAGTTGAGCCTTTACCCGAACCTGCTGTTATTGAACCACCCGTTCCTCCTCCTGTTCAATATTCGGACGATTTTGGCGGAAGGGGACAGGAACAATTGGGTCTCCCTGCAATTACAGGGATAGAAGAGATTTTAAGTGGTATGGGCGGTTTCCCTAATAAACCAAACATTCCTGATTTTAAACCTTTAACTCCAGAAGAACAAATTGCTAGATATGGCGAAACGCAATACGGCATGGCCGGTCCGTTACCTAAAGGTTATTATTCTGGTCCTGCTGACGGTGCTTATAGATATGGCGAAGGTCCCTATGCAGAGGAAACACAAAAATATCTTGATAGTATAGGAATGACAGCGGATGAATTTGCAGGGCCAAGACCCTCAAATGAGCTTCCTCTCATTGATTTATTGGCCGGTCCCCCTCCTATTGGGGGGACCTCTGTTCCATATGAGTTGCCCGCTAGTGATTTACCGTCTCAAGCACCACCAGATAGCCCTATATATGACGGACCTTCACTTACACCTTTTATGGGAGACATAGAACCCGCAACTCCCAGTGACACTATTGTTGGAGGTCCAATTCAAGGAACTCCTTTTGGAGGTATTGGTGGGATATTTGGTGGAGGCAGACCCTTTGGAGGCGGATCACCTGTAGGGGGTCTTAATTCAGGGATAGGTTCTTTTTTACGTCCGATAATTAATGAGGTAACACGAAACAAAGATCAAAAATTACAGGAAAAAATTTCACCTTATATAGACGAAGTCACTCAACTAACGCAAAACACTTTTCCTGAAGTTAATTTTTCTGGTCAAGGTCAAAATGTTTTTACAGATTACCCTGCGTTTTTAAATCAAAAAGATTTTGGAAATTTTTTAAAATAATGGATAAATTAGAGAAAAAAACGGGTGTTGTGGTTAAAAAAGAACAAAATGAGTTTGAGCTTGGCTTACGATTTCTTGGTAACGAATTAATTGCAATTAAATTATCGGCAACAAACTTTAGTGGAAAACTTATTGTTTGGAGCATTTTATTACTGTTGTTTAGCTTTATGATATTGGAGGTATTTGGGTTAAACGCTATGTTAGGCTACGGGGTACAATAATTTCACATTCATAAGGGAGGTTTGAATGGCTAATATTTATGTGCCAAAACAAGATGAAGAGATACTAACACCTTTTAGCCCGATCTTGGGTTATAAGAAAATGTCTGATGGGTTTATTGAAAAATGCAATAAGGCAATAGACGATAAGATGGAAGATTGGTCTGGTAATCTTGTTGGTAAAGTAAAAGAAGAATTAAAGTGGAACGACGATTTAAATAAAGCATGGTCGGACGAAATGGGTCAGTTCTTAATGCGGTATCAAAGTCACGCAGAACTTTATACGTCTATGGGTAATCGAAATATAACTCCCGATGTTTTGGATTACAGGCTTGAAATCGCTAGTAGTTGGTTTGTTCGTCAGTATGAACATGAGTACAACCCCATTCATGTGCATTTAGGATCAATGCTTTCTTGTGTTGGCTATTTACAATTACCCGAAGGCATTGAGGAGGAGTGGGAGGAAGACGATAAAAATCATCATCCAAGTCACGGTCACATACAATTTGTCTATGGTCACGCTGCTAACCACACAGGGTCGAACTTTTTAATGAAACCAAGAGTAGGTCACTTTATTGTTTTTCCTGCACATTTGCATCATTGTGTGTATCCGTTTAAAACTTCTGGCGAAAGACGTTCTTTTAGTGTAAACTTTACGATAGCAGCTTCATCTAAGGAAAGTAAATGAGTTTAGTATCGTCACTAATAGGTCCAGTAACAGGCATTCTTGATAAGGTTATAGAAGACAAAGATCAAAAAGCCAAGTTGGCCCACGAATTGGCTACGATGGCTGATAAATTATCCCATGAACAACAACTGGCACAAATCGAAGTTAATAAGGCAGAGGCTGCTTCAGGAAGCTTGTTTAAAGGCGGCTGGCGGCCTTGCGTTGGTTGGGTCTGTGCTATTGCTTTTTTCTACCATTTTGTTGGTCAGCCTGTTATTATTTTTATTTTAACTGTAACTGGAGTTGAAATACCAGAATTACCAAATTTCAACATGAATACCCTCCTAACCGTTTTAGGCGGAATGTTGGGTATTGGCGGCTTACGCAGCTATGAGAAGCAGAAAGGTTTAACGAAATGAAAAAAGAGTTTCCGCGTGGGTTGAGTTACTTTAAAAAGGGAGGACCGGCGTCAAAAAAATCAAAAGGCAGTAAGATTTGTCCAAAAGGAAAAGCTTGGGCGCAAAGAACTTTTGATACCTATCCTAGTGCGTATGCTAACATGGCTGCATCTAAATATTGTAAGGATCCTAACTATGCAAAAGGGGCTAAAGGAAAGAAGAAAAAATGACGTTAACCAATCGCAATAAAAGAACAGTTAAGAAGGTTGTAAAAGGTTTAAAGAAAGCCTCTCGTTTACATGCAGGACAGGCTAAAAAACTTGAAAAGGTTGCAAGTTCTGCTACTAAAAAGAAGAAGAAAAAGTAATGGGCGCTCTTAAGGATTGGGTAAAACAAGACTGGGTAAGGATAGGCACAGATGGTGGAATTAAAGGTAAATGCGGCACTTCAAAAAACAAAAAACGTCCTGATAGATGCCTTCCTAGAAGTAAGGCTCAATCTCTCTCCAAAGCAGAAAGAGCAAAAACAGCTCAAAAGAAGAAGCGAGAAGGCGCAAAAGGAAAAACTGTAGTAAAGAATACAAAAGAAGCAACTGTTAAATTTGCACGGAATGGCGGAGAAATGAAAAAAGGATCAAGAACTATTGCAAAAGGTTGCGGTAGGGTTATGGATAAACGCAGAAAACAAACATTATATACTTAGGAGGTAGAATGGCCGGTTTAGAAATGATACAGGTTGGAACGGATATGAAAAATAATCCTGTTTACAACGTTAAAAACAAGGGAGGTGGTCTTCTTTCAACAACAATTTATACAGCAGAAGAGGCACAAGCACTTATTGATGGTGCAGTAACAACTGTTGCGCCGGTAGAGGTTGTGGTAGAGACCGCCGTGATTCCAGATTATGAGAACATGACTAAGTTGGAGTTGGAGTCTTTGATGCGATTACATAATATTGAACTTGATCGTCGTAAGAGTAAAAAAGATTTGTTGTCACAAGTAAGAAAGCATTTTAATAAATAAAATTGAAAAAGATGTATGTTTTGTTTGTAAAAATGAGGTCAAGGTATATTGGGTATACACCACCGTGCAAAAATGGAGACAAGTAAAAGAAATATGTCTTTTGTGTTTAAAGAAAGAAAAAGATGAAAAAAAACTTTCAAAAATGCCTTGAACTTATTTTACACCATGAGGGCGGATGGGTAAATCATCCGCGAGACCCCGGAGGTGAGACTAATCTTGGAGTAACCAAAAGAGTTTATGAGGAATGGGGTGGCACTAAGGACATGAAAGAGCTAACAAAAGAAGACGTTGCCCCTATATATGAAAAGAATTATTGGCTTAGAGCGAAATGCGATCAACTCCCATCTGGATTGGATTTAGCCGTTATGGATTGGAGCGTTAACAGTGGTGTAGGTAGGGCGGTAAAAAAGTTACAGAAAATGATTGGCACGGTAGCTGATGGAGGTATTGGTCCGAATACTTTAAAAACTTTAGACGAATATATAGAGCATCATGGTTTAGAAAAAACCATTCAAACATATAGCAATATACGACAAGAGTTTTATGAGTCTTTGTCCACGTTTGACACTTTTGGGAAAGGGTGGACTCGTAGGAACGAAGAAACCCTTGAACAATCTTTGAAGTTAGTATAAGACATGATAAGAGTTAATGTGGTGATATACGAATGGATGAGATTTATTTTTCCGAAGCTGTTTTTAGAATTATTAAACAAAGGAAGGAAATCATAAGTGAAACGTTAAATTCTGGTAACGTAAAGGATATGGAACATTATAAATTTTTAATGGGAAGTATTGAGACTGCAAATTTTATCGAACAGGAACTCAAGAGCCTGCTAGAAAAACAGGAGCAAATAGATGTCTGAAGCAAAGACAATAGATTTAAATGTTGCGAAAGAAGCTGTTGAAGGGTTAAAAACAGCATATGTAAATTCAGAAGACAAGGTTTTAGATCCCTCTTTATTAGATAAACCCTTACTTGAAAGAATGCCCAATCCGACAGGGTGGCGTCTTTTAATTTTACCTTACAGAGGTAAAGGTAAAACAGAAGGTGGTATTTATTTACCTGATCAGATTGTACAAGATCAAAATGTATCTACACAAGTGGGATATGTTTTAAAAGTTGGTTCTTTAGCATATAAAGATGAAAAAAAATTCCCTGACGGTGCGTGGTGTCAGGAAAAAGATTGGGTATTATTTGCCCGATATTCAGGCTCTCGTTTAAAAATAGATGGCGGAGAAGTCCGCATTTTAAATGACGATGAGATTTTAGCAAAAATTTTAGCCCCAGAAGACATTCTGCATTTTTAGGAGATACCATGGCTGAAGAACAAAAACAGGAAGAAATGGAATTAGAGGTTGAGGTAAAAGAACCCGAAAATACACCTGAAGTTGATGTTGTTGAGGAAAGTTCCGACGATCAATTCAAAAAAGCTGAAAGTGCGACACAAAAAAGAATTGATCGCTTAACGAAAAAAATGCGCACAGCCGAACGTGAGCGTGAAGAGGCTATGCGATATGCTCAAAACGTAAAAACCGAATCAGACAGTTTAAAGTCTAGGTTAAATAATTTGGATGGAGCTTACGTTCAGGAGTACAGCAATCGAATTGATTCGCAAATGAAAGAGGCGGAACAACAATTGAAGCAGGCTATGGAGCTTGGGGATACTTCCGCTGCTGTAGAGGCACAGCGTAGGTTTACGCAATTAGCCGTGGAAACAGACAGAGCGAATCAGGCAAAGGCGCAACAACAGAGACAGCAGGAGCAGGCAAAACAGTATGCACAACAACCTATGCAACAACCTATGCAACAACCTGTTGTAAAAAAACCAGACCCTAAAGCAGAGGATTGGGCCAGTAAAAACAACTGGTTTGGACAAGATGAAGCAATGACTTTCGCTGCTTTTGGTATTCATAAAAAGCTTGTTGAAGAAGAAGGGTTTGACGCGACGAGCGATGAGTACTATGATGAACTAGATAACCGTATTGCGGAAGAGTTTCCGCATAAA